GGCTTTTTCAGCCATTGCAATTGCTTCATGTGGGCTTGGCCACACATTTTCAAAAATATCAATACACCCTGCAATAGTAGTATCGGGCTTTAGTTCTCCAGGGAAGAAACCGTTAACTTTTAGTGACATAATTTTACCTTTAAATTTTGTGAGACATTAGTTGTGTAATAGCATATCTACCATAATTCTGCCCAACTAATGCTGTCTCAACTACTGTAGATTCCACAGAGTGTTTTAACATTGACGGAAATACAACAGTCCTGTTGTATACACATTCTATTTTTAATTCTTCTTCTATGACTAACTGTCCGCCAGTGAAAGATTTTGGTTGTTTAAAGAACCAAGTTAGTGCAGTACAACAAGCCATATCAACATGTGGCAAATAGTAATCGGAATTTTCGTAATAGTTGATTAACGTAGCATCATTACCAATGCCATCTAACGTTCTGAAGTAGATGTGCAATTTTTCAAGTTGGTCAACTATGTCTTTTGTAAATATTTTTCTGTTAGCAGATAGTATATCAGAAATTGCACGATTTGAATACACTAAGTCAAGTGGCAGTGCTTTGTTTTTTCTTAGATAGTTTTTACCGCCATCTTTATTCTCAGTCCACGCACTTCCAGTATCTTTTGGATCAAGGAATTTATCAGGACTACTGTTTAAGAAACATAATTCTTGCCAAATTAGATTAGCCGCGTTCTCACTGTAATACTCATCAATGATAATTACTGGCAATCCTTTTACCTCATAATATGAAAAAATCATCTACACTCCGCACTTGTTCATGGATATTTATCGGTGGGGATAAGTAACATTAACAGAATATGACTACACTACGTACCACTGACGATATATTAAAAAAACCTTGGAATTATAGTTCACAAGGGCCTGCCCAAGATGAGCCACAGGCGCATTGGCATTATTTGCGCCAGCCTGCCATTGAAGAAATTAAAATTTGGGAAGAAATATTTTATCAGCCTGGAAACTTTGGAATTTACGGTGCATGGGAACCGTATGCTGAGTTTTATATTATTGTATACGACTTGTTTATTGATGATATTTCAACAGTCGAAACTTTCTACGGAGTAAATGCTTCTAAAGAATTAAAAAATCGTACCAACAAATTAGGAATAGACTTACCCATGTTTGATGTATGGGTTGACAAGCATAATACTTGGTTAACTCCAACGCAATAAAAACATAGTTAAGTCTTTTTTTCTATCAAAAACTAGTTCTGTACTAGTGATATTAGCTTTGTAATCAGCTAGCCATAGATCTTTTAAAAGTTGTTTTTTCTCTTCAAGTGTTTTACCAACAAATTTGTCCTGATGATTTTCTAATAATTCGTAGTTGGCTTTAGTAAACGCTGAATTAATTTTTGAATCAGCATCTTTTAGACTGACAGAATTCATATTAAATCTATTAAATCAAATATTGTTTGTAACTTAGTACGAATAGTTTTACTGCTGAAACTGTTACGCAACCCTTGATGCAAGGGTTTAGGTGCACGGTCTATAGTTGCCCAAGCCCATCCATAATGCTCGTCACTTAGTGTAGGAACAAATTCGTCTTCTATAACGCACAGGTATGTGTGGAAATTAAACACTGTATCGTTAGACACAAATGTTTCTAGTGGAATTGTTTTTAAAATTACTGGTATAGATCCAATTTCTTCAGTAATTTCACGCTGTAAACCCTGCCATGGAGTTTCGCCTGATATGTTAGTACCGCCTACAAGCCCCCAAGTGCCTGTGTGTTTGCCGTGACTTTTTTGTAGAAGTAAAAACCTTCCAGTTTTTTTAGCATAAAATAATGCACCGCTACAGGTAATTTGTTCTTTTAGAGTATTAGTTTCCATTGGCCTGAATCATATTCACCTTCAAAGCTCTTGACCCATTGAACGCCGTTCCATAAGTATTGAACTCCAGTGTATATATTCGTTTGCCACACAAGAGAGTCGGTATTCTGAGTATGATTAAAAATCACATTCCACTTTACACCAGTCCACTCTATGATATCATTGGCCAGTGCAACTAGCTCTGAATTGTCAGTGCCTTTCCAACCGTCTGCTCCGTCAACGTTGTCAACATCGCCAATGTCTTCAATGATAAGATAGCGTGTTCCTGGGCGAACTGTTTGATCAGTATCTTGGTCTAACGGACGTTTAGGATTGTAAGTTAGTGGATTGATAATGGCATCAAACGTGCCTGGGGAACCTTGATTGGCCGTACCATTTCTATAACTAGGAATAGTGTATCCTACAGATCCTTCTAGACGTCCTGCACTGTCAATATCAGTGTCAGATACTAGTGTATCTGGATTCCAATTAATTTGTAAAATAGAATTATCTAGACTATTGATAGCTACAGTTCCAACCACTTGTGTGCCGTTAGGTTGTGTTAGATAAATTTGACTTGAGCCAGCATGGTATTGTCCAGGATACTGGTCAAACAACACTTGCCAGTCTAGTGCTGTGCCTTGTCTAACTGGAATTTCAAGAGTAATTTCGCTAGGAACAATATTTTCATTTTTTCCTAGTAGTATTGCTTGACTGTTGTAAACTGCAATACGATAATTTTGTATACTAGACACTGTTACTGACAACAAGTCAGTAAACGAAGTAGTAGAAGACATAGAATCAGTGCCTAACCCTTCTATATAACTATCGCTAGTAGTAGAATTTTTATACATGCTGGTAATAATTTTTGTAATAACCCCAAGATGTTTAACTTTAACTGGAGGACTAATCCAAATTGGAGTTTCTACAGTGAGTGTAGCAACGTCAATAGGGTCGCCTGCACTTTGAGTTCCAACCGGAACTTGTCTACTACTCCAACTGATGTCAGTTAAGTTAAGAACACTTAGGCTAGTCCAGTCAATATAGTTGTCAGTAGTTTGCAATTCCAAACTGGGATTAAACAAGACCAATATTTGTTCAAGTATTTGTAATTTTTGATCAGTGTTTGCACTCCAAATATCTATTTTTAATTTTAATAAAAATGGAGTAGGCATTAATCTTTCAACTGTATAGTTACGACCTTGCCCTTGTGTGTAGTAACCGTCTGCTACGTCTCGCTCACGTACATTAACTTTGCTAACAAATGTCTGATCAGACATTCTATCTCTATCCAAACTAAGACTGGAAACATAAACACTGATACGTGGAACACTGTTGATTTTATTTTCACTGTTATTTCGAATAATACTGGCTACTTGTCTGTCAGCATCACCATACATAACCGGAATTCTATGTAAAGAACCGTCTCCATATTTGACCACAAAGTTGCTTAACACACGAACAGTTTGTGTAATATATCTTCTTATCTGACCGTCATAAAAATGTTGCATTATAGATCTGCCCTGGGTTTAAGAACTTTGCTAAGACTTTGTTTTGCACTTTCTCTGTTGTTGCACAACATGATACTCCACTGTCCAGGATATGGTAATTTATCTGGTGTAGGTAATGTAATTCGTATCATTCCGTTATTGTCTGTAATAATGCCAACATTGTCAGCAGTCACATAACCAAGCTGAGTAGTTGACTGTTTGAATACAATATACTTGGCTAAATTATTGCCCGCATATTCCATTGTTGTATTAATCACGCTAACACCCACATCAATTTCCACTTGATTGTATGTTTTAAAGCTGGAAACTAGTGCGTCGTTATAAACATAATCATTATTATTAATAAATCCTGTTTTAAGAGTTTGTCTAGAGTCGTTATTAGTCATGTTCATGCGAACGCCGTCTTCAACAGCAATCCAAGCACTTTGTTTCCCGTCAAAGCGGAACAATCTGTTAGGAAAAAAGTCTGTTCTTAAAAAGAAATCATCTGCCAAGGGCTCGCTTGGAAACTGAATGCCAAATCCAAAGTCATAACCGTTGACTGGGAATCCATCTCCTAACAAATAACCTGTGTAACCACTGCGTTTTGGCACTGCGGTTACAGCACTACTATTAACATTTGAATTGTTACTGGCTAAAAGAGTAGCTTCATCTGCGGTGTTTAAAATTGGTTTGCCTAACTCGTCAACAGCCAATGTGTAAAACTGTCTAGTTTCGTAACCGCTTTTAGGAGCATCTGCTTCTGCTTGTGCTACCACTTGATTGTTGATGGAAATTTCTTTGTTATAAGTGCTTAACAAATCTTTCAAAGTCATGTCGCTTGGCATGCCGTCAGCATTTACAGCTGGCTTGTTGAGAATATCAGCAAATTGCTGACTATCAGTAATCTTCTTGAGTTTTAATCTGTATAAATGTGGAAACCAAGTTACTGAAAATCCTTCGCTGGCACGGCCTACATCTTCAATAACATAATAACGTGGCAAGCTAATGTCAAAATCGTGAAGTGCAAAGTCATCGCGCAAATGCGGCAATTCCAGCACATCTCCGCCAATGGGTTTGCGCCCTATGTACTTGATAAAATCGTTGATATGCACTGTCATAAACAAAGTGTCGTTGTCTATGAACAGGCCAAACTGACTTAGGTTAAAATCTATATTTTGTACGTTGTACAACCCGCGAATTTTGTAAATTTCGCTGTCGTATTTTCTGTCTCTATTTTCTAAAAACAGCAAATCTTGTATGTTTGACACATTGTAAGAATCAATTGT